CGCCTTTGTTGCTGATCGCGGCCATCGCGTTGACCGTGAACCGTTTCCCGGTCTTCGGCACGACCGGGGTCTGCCCGACCGGTGCCCAGGTCGCGGCGACCGCCGCGTCCGAGCGCAGCCCGGTCTGCGCCGGGACCAAAGTCCGGCCGTGCCCGCGCGATGAGGCAGAGCCCCGTTCCCCTTCGGCCGCCTCTTTTGCACTGCCTGCACCCCACGCGCCAGGCCTTTACTCATTGCGGACCGGGGAGCCCGAGCGACGTTGAGGTGAACACGCATGTCGAGTGCTATGGTGCACGGGTTCGAGAACGGATGGTCGTCCTCGAACCCTACCCTGCTCGACAGCTCTGTCTCCGCGTTTCGGATACAGGGCACCGGAAGTCTCCAGCTCACGGCCCACGCCGGGGCCGCAGGGGTGGCCGCCGGCTTCACCCCGGCAACCCCGCTGGACTTGAGCGCGTACGACGAGCTGCGGCTGTGGACGTACGCGTCCCGCGCCGCCGACGGCACACCACGTGCGCCGTTCCTGCTGGAACTGTCTTATCTGGACGCCGCCGACATCCCCGGCGAGAAGCACCAGTGGCTCGTACCGGTCAACCGCAGGCGTACGTGGGAACAGCACCGCTTCGGCATCGCCGGCGACCGGCGCGGCCAGATCACCAGCCTTTCCCTGCGGTGCCTGACGAACGAACCGTTCCAGATCCGCCTCGACGAGCTCCTGGCCGTCAATGAGGAGCCGCTGTCCGATGTGGAGTCCGCGCTGACCGGCCTGCTCGACGGGCTGCCTCTACCCGGCGTGGCCGCGCTGCCGGTGCCAACCGCCGCCGTCGGCGCCAACACCCTCGTCGTCGGCCTCAATCACAGGCTGTGCGCGGGAAACCGGATCACGATCGACGGCACGAGCACCCACCACTCGGTGATCGAGGTGGTGCACGACGAGGTCACCGGAACCACCACCCTCACCGTCCAGCCCGCCCTGGCGACGGCCATCGGCCCGGGGGCGAGCATCACCGTCACCGCCCCCGTTCTTTTCGAAGAGACCCCGTTCAACGAGGCCGCGACCGCCGACGACCTGCCCGACCCGGTCCTGCTGATCTCGCTGACGGACCAGCGCGAGGAGCCCGAGCGAGGGTGGAACATCCCGCAGCGCGACTCTTTCCGCGTTCGCGGCGGACTCACCGTGTGCAGCCTGCGGCCGCCACCGCGGCCCGTCCTGGCCGAATACCAGATCCTGCCCGCGGCAAGCGATCGCGCGCATTCACTAGCGCTGCGTACGGAGATCCTGCGGCGCATCGGGGTCGACACCGGCCTGCGCGTCAATGGCACCGTCCTGCCGGTGCAGACGCTGCTGCCACCGCCGCTGGACATCCGGGCCCGTGCCGTACCCGCCCCCGTCTACCTGCACATCGGCACCCGCATCGAGCAGGGCGAGCGCACCGAAGTGCCGTGGGTGCGTCAGGGACAGGTGCTCTCCGGCCCGCTGGATACCCCCTGGGATCCCAGTGGACCCGAGCCGCCGCCGGCACCCGGCCCCGACGACCAGGAAGGAATCGTGCTGCGGATATGACCACCTACCGACTCACCGAGGGCACCACCCTCGTCCTGCGCGTCGACGACGGACCGTGGCAGACTCTCGTGTTCGACGGAGCGAAGCTCCAGGGCGCGATCACCACCGTCGCCGGGGAACTCCAGACCACCGGTGAGGACCTCGCCGAGACGATCAGCGTCCTCGATGGGATCACCGGTGCCGTGGACGGCGAGGGCAAGCTCATCCTGTCCACAGTGGACACCGGTGAGACCACGGTACTCGAAGTGGACCCGGTGGCCTCCACCGCGGCCGCCACCCTCGGGCTCGGCCCTGGCAGCACGGTCACCGCCCGCGGCCGCGGCCCCGGCTCGGCCAGCCTCACCAGCGTGCACAGTGGACCGTACGCGCTGCCGCCCGCTGTCTCCATGACCGTCCAGGTGGACGGCAAGGCCCGCAAGGTCAGCTTCGGCGACGAAGAACACCAGCAGTGGACCGCCGAAAACGTCGCCGCGCAGATCAACCGCCAACTCCGCCGCCAGGTCGCAAGAGCCACTGGCGACGGGCGCGTACGCATCACCTCGCCCACTCAGGGCGTCGGCTCCCGCCTCACCGTCACCAAACCGGCCCCCGACATGCCCGACACCGCGGCTGTACTCGGCTTCACCGATGAGGCCGCGCACAGCGAGCCCTACCGCACCGAGCCCGCCCGGCTCGCCTGCGTGCCAGCCGCCGAAACCGTCGCCGTGGAGAACCTCACCTCGGCCCCCATCGAACTGCAGTTGCCCACCGGCCGCCGTGTGCTGCCAGCCCGCGGACGCCTCGTCGTCGCCCGCGACATGGCGGCCGATGGTCTGCTTCTTCGCCTCGTCGCGCAAGGAACGGTACGGATGTCGCCAGAAAGGAATTCGTAGCGATGTCACTTCAGGTAGGCGTCAACGTCACCGAGGTCGATGGGCGGGCCAGTCCCGCGCTGCAGGCCGCTCCCACATCGGTCGCGGCGTTCGTTGGACGCACCCGCCGGGGCGTGCCGAACCAGGCCGTGCGCGTGAGCAGCCTCGACCAGTTCGCCGTGCGCTTCGGCGGCCACCACTCCGATGGTTACCTCCCGCAGTCGGTCACCGGGTTCTTCCTCAACGGCGGCCGCGAGGCGCACATCGTCCGCGTCACCGGTGCCGGGAGCCTGTCGGCCGGGGCGACCCTCAACGACCGCCAGGGCACCCCCACCGCCTGTCTGCGCGTCACCGCCGGGTACCGCGGCGCCGCCGACCCGGGAGTGTGGGCGCACGCGCTGCGCATTGACGTACGCGACGACCCCAGGGCCACCACGACCGTCAGCGCCGCCGCGACCTCCACCGCAACGGCCCTCCAGCTGGCCTCCACTTCCGGCGTCGGCGCCGGCACCGTCCTGCGCATTGCCTCGACGACGACGCTGTTCCGCGTCGTCACCGCCGTCGACCCGGCGACCCGCACGATCACCATCGGCACCGCCACCGGTGAGGCCGTCGCCGCGGGCGTCGCCGTCACCAGTGCCGAATTCCGCCTGCTCATCAGGCAGCAGGACCCCGCCACCGGCGCCTTCAACGTCGCCGAGACCTGGCCGAACCTGTCGATGCGGCCCGGCTCGGCCGACTACGTCCTCGACCGCCTCAACCACCCCGTCACCGGCTCCAGGTACGTCACGGTCGCCGAACTGACCAGCGCCGGGCCCGGAGTGGACCTCCCGGCGGTCATCAGCGGGGTCGCGCTCACCGGAGGAAATGAGACCGCCGCCGCGGCTGGCGACGTTCTCGGCGACACCGCGGCGCGCACCGGCCTGCACGCCTTGGACACCGCAGCCGTGCAACTGCTCGCCGTACCCGACGCGCACCTGCTCGCCCCGGTGAGCCGGGCTCTGGCGACCAGGGGCGCGCTCGACTACGCCGCCGCACGCGGCGACTGCATGTACGTCGGTTCGGCGCCCGACCGCGGCTCCCCAGCCGGGGTGACCCCGAAGTCCGCTTCGGACTACAACGAGACCGTCGCCCACTACACCGAGACCGTCAAGGGATACTCGGCGCAGTTCCAGGGCTCGAAGGTCTACGGGGCCATGTACGCGCCGTGGATTCTGGTCGCCGACCCCGCGGGGGTGGGGCCCGCGCCGGTCAGGTTCGTACCGCCCGACGGCCACGTCATGGGTGTGTACGCGCGAACCGAGCAAGAACGCGGCATCCACAAAGCCCCCGCTGGTGACGCGGCCACCGTACGCGGCGCCATGGCGCTGTCGGCCGGGTTCAGCGCGGGCGAACACGACGATTTGGTCCGAAACGGCCGTACGAACGGCATCTTGTCACCCGGTGGGCGCAGCCCCGCCGTCGCCGCTTCGCGGACCCTGTCCACCGACACCCGTTGGCAGTTCGTGAACATCCGGCTGCTGTTCAACTTCGTGAAGACGACCCTGCGGGACGGACTGCGCTTCGTACGGCAGGAACCGCACACGGAGCCGCTGCGCAAGATGGTGCGCTTCAACGTGATCACACCGTTCCTGCTGGGACTGTGGCGGCAGGGCGCCTTTGGCTCGGATCCGGCCGAGCAGGTGTTCACCGTCAAATGCGACGCCGAGAACAACCCACCATCCGATGTGGACCTCGGGCTGTTCAAGGTGGAGGTCTACTTCTACCCGGTCCGCCCGGCCGAGACCGTCCACATCATCGTCGGTCAGCAGCCCGGCGGCGGCTCCGCCGCGGAAGCCTAGGAGTAATCGATGACCATCAATCTCGGTGTCACCGTCGTGGAGGTCGACGGCAAGTCATCGCCGACGATCAGCTCCGCGCCCACCTCGGTCGCAGGGCTCGTCGTCCGCAGCCAGCGAGGCGCGCCCGACAAGGCGGTGCGCGTCCGCGGCTTCGCCGACTTCGTGGCCAACTTCGGCGGCTATACCCCCGACGCCTTCGGCGCGTACGCGGTCCGCGGCTTCTTCGACAACGGCGGTTCGGATGCGTACGTGGTCCGGGTCGTCGGCGCAGGCGCCATTCCGTCCACAGTGGACGTCAGTGACCGGGCTGGCACCCCGTTGCCGACCCTGCGCCTGCGCGCCGGGGCGAGAGGCACCGCCGACCCCGGTGCCTGGAGCAACGCCTTGAGCGTCGCCATCGAATCGCACCCCCTGGGTGTGGCCTCGGTGCCCGCGCAGGCCGTCGGCGGCACCGCTGAACCTTTCACCCTCACCGACGGCGCCACCGCGCAGTTCACCGTCACCACCCGCGGCGCCGACCAGGTCAGCACGGTCACCTTCCGCACCGCCGACTTCGCCACCATCGGCGCGGCCTCGGCACAGGAAGTGGCTGCCGTGATCAGCCGGCAGACCACCGCGGTACGGGCCGCGGTCACCCCCGACGGGCACGTCGCCGTCGCCGCGGTGTCCACTGACCCGCGTGTGTGGTCCCGCCTCGCGGTCACCGCCCCGGCGAGCCTCGGCTTCACCGGCGCCAACGCCAACAGCGACGGCTCCCTGGCCGCGGGCCGGACCGTCGCGGCGCTGTCCTCGGCAAGCGGCTTCCGGATCGGCTCGGCCGTGCGCTTCGCCGTCCGCGGCCACGCCATCTCCACCACCGCGGTCGCTGCGACCGTCGCCGACGGCGCAGGGGCCCTGGTGACCACCGACGGCGGCGCAGGCCAGACGATCGTGTTCCACGCCGCAGACTTCGCCAACCCCGCCGCGATCACCGTCGCCGAGGTCGCCGCCGCCGTCAACCGGCAGGCCATCGCCTTCAGCGCGGAGATCACCCACAACAACCGCCTGGCACTGCTGTCCAACAGCGACGGCACCGGTTCCACGATCGCCCTGGCCGCTCCCGCTGTCGGCGCCGACGCCCGTACGGCTCTCGGGCTCGCGAGCGCCACCCCCGTCGCCGGTTCGCAGACCTTCCGCGAGCTCAGCGCGGCCTCGGAGACGTACCGGCTCATCGGCTGGGGCGTGCTCCCGGCGTTCCCGGCGATGCCTGCCGCCGCCGTGCGGATCTCCACCGTGGAGTTCGACCTCGTGGTCCGCAAGGACGGCGACGAGGTGGAGCGCTTCGGGCCGGTCAGCATGGTCGACAGCCATGACTCCTATGTGGAGGCCGTGGTCAACGACCCGCAGCGCGGTTCGGGTTACCTTGTCGTCACCGACCTCGACAGCGCCTCCGGCGTCGGCCTCGACGCCCCCGCCACCGGGATCTACCCGCTCACCGGCGGCTCCGATGGCGCCGACCCGGCCGACACCGCCTTCCTCGGCGACCCCTCGCTGCGCACGGGTCTTGAGGCTTTCAACGGAGTCGCGATCCACCTGCTGGCCTGCCCCGAGACCACCTCGGTCGGCGTGGCCGCCGGCGCGATCGCCTACTGCGAACGCCGCGGCGACGCGATGTTCGTCGGAACAGTGCCCTACGGCTTCGACCGCGAAGGAGCCAAGGCGTACGCGGCGGCCCTGCGCGGCCGGAAGGTCTTCGGCGCCCTGTACGGCCCATGGATCCAGGTCGTCAACCCCGACGTGGCCACCGCCGCCACGCAGCCCCTGGCGTGGATCCCGCCGGTCGGGCAGGTCCTCGGCACGTACGCGCGCATCGCCGACGCCCGCGGCGTGTGGAAGGCGCCCGCAGGGGACGAGGCCAGGCTCGGCGACGCCCTCGGCGTCGAGTACGACATGACCGACGCCGACCACACCGACCTCGTACGCAACGGCGGCGTCAACGGCATCCGCGCCCTGCCCGGCGCCGGCATCGTCGTCGACGCGTCGCGGACCCTGTCCACCGACACGCGATGGCTGTTCGTCAACGTGCGCAGGCTCTTCAACTTCATCAAGAGTTCGCTGCGGGACGGCCTGACCTGGGTCGCCCAGGAACCGCACGACGAGGCCCTGCGCCGGATGGTGCGCTTCAACGTCGTCACACCGTTCCTGCTGGGACTGTGGCGCCAAGGCGCCTTCGGCTCCGACCCCGCCGAACAGGTCTTCACCGTCAAGTGCGACGCCGAGAACAACTCCCCGCAGGACGTTTCCAACGGGATGTTCACCCTCGAGGTCTATTTCTACCCGGCCAAACCCGCCGAGGCGATCCTCATCGTCGTCGGCCAGCAGGACAGCGGCGCCACCGCGGCCGAACGCTAAGCCGCAGGTCGCGGCCCGAGAGCACAGGAAGGCAGAGGTACATGGCAGAGCTGACGTTCCAGGAGTCATACCGCACGCACGGTTTTCTCGTGGAAATCGAGGGCACCCAATGCCCCGTCACGAAGGTCACCGGCCTCAACGAGGGCATGACCGAGACGATCGACCAGCCCGACGGGGGCTCCCCGACGGTGCACAAGATCGCCAGCGGCGTCATCAAGTTCGACCCGCTGGTCCTTGAACGCAACATGGACGGCAGCCGCTTCGACGGGTTCTTCAAAGACTGGTTCGGCGAGATGTTCCAGCTCAACGGGAACAGCCAGACCTCATCGGTCCGCCGCAACGGCGCGGTCATCAAACTCGAGAACGGCCAGGAAGTACTCCGGTTCGCCTTTTACGGCGCCTGGGTCAAGTCCTCGAAGTTCTCCGATCTCGAGGCCGGGTCCTCGGGCCTGTTCAAGCAGACCCTCGAACTCGAGCACGAGGGCCTGGAGCGTGTCTCGTGACGCTGGCCGAGGTCGAAGCCCGGCCGCGGCGGGCACGCGAGTACGAGGTCCGGCTTCCCGTCGGCTATCTCGACCCCGACGGGCGGCTGCACCGCACGGCCAAGCTCCGCAAGATGACCGGACACGAAGAGGCCCTGCTCGCCGACCGCAAGCTGCGTGCCAACGGTGGCAAGCTCGTCACAGAGCTGCTCAACGGCTGCGTACGCGGCCTCGGTGAGATCACCCAGGTCAACCGCCGGCTCATCAGCGAGCTCACCTCACCGGACCGCAACTTCCTGCTGCTGGAACTGCGCAAGCTCACCTTCGGGACCGAACTGGAAGCCAACTACACCTGCCCGTCCTGCCGGGAGACCACAGTGTCCATTGAGGACCTTGACACCTTCCCGGTACGCCTGAGTGACGGAACCGGGATCCCTGGGATCGTGGTGGAACTGGAAGACGGGTACGAGGACCAGGCCAAGGACGCTTGGTACGACGTGCTGCGGTTCCGGCTCCCGATCGGCTCCGACGAGGAGCGCGTGTCGCTGATCGCCAAGGACAACGCGGCCAAGGGCACCAACGCGCTGCTGGCGCGCTGCCTGACCAGCGTCAGCAGCGATGGCGAGGAGATGCCCGACAACCGCAGGGAAGCCCTCGGCACGAAGATCCTTTCGGACCTGACGATGGGCGACCGCGGCCGCATCGAACGGGCGTTTCGCGAGGAGATGCCGGGCCTCGACCTCAGCCGCGAGTTCGACTGCGGCAGCTGCGGCAGACCCATGCGGACCTCGTTGGACCTGACCAGTTTTTTTACCCCGAACTGACCGAGACCGACCGGCTCCGTCAGGAAATCTTCGCTCTCGGTTACCACCTGCACTGGAGTTATTCGGAGGCGATGGGACTGGAGATCGACGAGCGGCAGGCGTACGTGCGGCTCCTCGCCAACGTCCTCGCCGAACAGAAGGCCGAAATGGACCGCGCCCGTGCACAGACCCGGCATTGAGCGCGCGATGCGTAACAGGAAGGGGAGGTGATCCACTGTGGACGGTGTGCTGCCCATCTCGCTATCACTGACTGACAACAGCGCCCGGATCGTCGGCGCATACGTGCGCAGCGGCCTCGTCGACGTGGTACGTCCGCCCCTCGACCGGATCGAGGCGCACCTGCTGGAGTTGAACAACGGGCTGCGGATGCTGAGCATCGACGTGGTCGACGTGTTCAACGGCATCACCGACCGACGCCTCAAGGTCCAAGTGATGAACGAGAGCCTGCTCGACCATATCGAGGCCACCCGCTGGGCCGTGGCGTACTTCAGCTACAACACCTTCCTTGAACTGCTTGACCACATCCGCTACATGCGCTGGCTGGACGGGCGCTCACACCTGCACCTGCACCAGATCATCGAGGGCCTCACCCGCATCGAGAGCCTCGTGGCGGCCTTCGCCACCGAGGTCAGCGGAATGGGCTCGATCATCATCGGGCTGCTACAGGCGATCCTGGACAAGCTGAACCAGGGCATCGGGCTCACCGGCACCATCCAGATCATCGTCACCGGCGCCGACCCGCTCGCCGAGATCGACCTGTGGAAGCTCCTGGGCCTGCTCGGGCTGCTGTTCCTCGGACTGGCGATCATCGTCGCCTTCCTGTTCGGAGTCAGCGCCGCCCTGGCCACCTTCGGCGCAGGCGCCCTCAAAGCCGCGGCCGCGGTCGTAGTGCTGTCACTCGGCCTCATCCCGCTGATCAACGCCCTCGCCAAGTTCGAACTCGGCGAGATGCTGATGATCGCGGCGGGCTTCTTGGCCATCACCTTGTTCGTGGCCGGCCTTGGCCGGGCGTTCCAGGAGTTCAAGACGGACCTGGAGAAGGTCATCCCGCCGTTGAACACTTTCTTTGACTCGATCGCGAAGTTGATGACGACGCTGTCGAAGTTCAAGCCCGGTGAGATGGCGACGATCGCGGTGGGTTTTGCGGCGATCGCGGGCTTCGTCGCCCTCCTCGGCCTGGCCTTCCAGCAGGTCACTTCGGACCTGGAGAAGATCGTCCCGCAGCTGGACACCTTCTTCACCTCGATCAGCAACCTCATGACCGCGATTTCGAGGTTCACTCCGGGCCAGATGGTCACCATCGCCGTGGGCTTCCTGCTCATCGCCGGTTTCGTCTGGCTGCTCGGGATGGCTCTCGACACCCTCAGTCAGAAGGCGATCTCCGCGCTCGAGCCGCTCGCGGCCTTCTTCACCGCCATCACCGCGCTGATGATCGCGATCTCCAAGTTCACCCCCGGCGAGATGTTCCAGATCGCCGTCGGGTTCATCATGATCGCCGGCTTCGTATGGCTGCTGTCCATGGCCATCAACACCCTCACCGCGCAATCGGTCGCGGCCCTGCCTGGGCTCGCGGCGCTGATCACCGCACTCACCGGCCTGGCCTCGACCCTCGGCAACATGACCGCCGGCCAGATGTTCACCATGGCCATCGGCCTGATCCTCATCGCCGCGTTCGTCTGGGCCATCGCCGCCGCTCTGGTGTACGCCGCCGGCCCACTGGCCACCCTGGCGACCTTGTTCGGGAGCCTCGGCGGCGTCCTGTCCACCGTCGCCGACATCGGCAGTGGCCTGTGGGGCGTGCTGTCCGACATCGGTGGGGTCATCGGTGACATCGGCGGCGGCATCGGCGACTTCTTCGGCGGGGTCGGCGACACCCTGTTCGGCTCGCTCGACGTGACGGCCATGGTCAACCAAACCGCGTTGGCCGCGGCCGCCCCGCCCCCGCCGCCACCTGTGGCGGCCGCTCCGGCAGGGCTGCCCGGCGGGCTCGGCGCCCTTGCTCCCGGCGGTGCGCTGGCCGCGGCCCCCGTTGGCAGCGCCACCACAGTGGATCAGACCGTCAACGCCGGTGGCATCAGCGTCAGCATCAGCGCCGACCGGCTCGAAGCCGACTCGGCTCAACTCCTCACCGACGACATCGTGGCCCAGCTCCAGTCCCGCCTCGGCGCCCTGCGGTCCACTCAGGACTTCCAAGCAGGCGCCCGCCCGGCCGTGACGTGAGGGAGGGGGAGCGATGAGCTGTGCACAAACAGGAGCCGCAGGAAACCGCACGGCCCTGATCCACACCACCCAACCCACCCAGGAAGGCGGCCCGCGATGAGCAACCTCCAGCTGCGCAACCCGGTCCGTGGCTTCCTGGTCAGTGTCGGCCTCGATCCGGAGATCCTCGTGGAGTTCCAGTACAACCCCGAGAAGATCACCGACAAGCGTTCGGTCAGCTACGCCACTCTCAACGCCCCCGGCATGCTCATGCCGATCCGGCAGTACAGCGCAGGCGGCGAGCGCACCCTGTCGTTCACCGTCATCGTCGACGGCTTGTTCAAAGGCCCCGCCGACGACGAGATCGACATCGCCCGCGACGAGCGCGGCGGTATCGGTCCCGAGCTCAACAAGTACCGCGCGTTCGTGCACCCCCAGACCGAGCGCTGGCAGGACGCCAACGGCGCCCCCGACGGCTTCACCGGTCTGTACACCGACTTCGAGACCGTCTTCGCGGCCCCACCGGCCTGCCGCTTCGGCTTCGGCGACCGCGTCACCGACTGCGTCGTCACCGAGGTCAGCATCACCGAGCAGCTCTACAACCCCGACCTCGACCCGATCCGCGCCGAGGTGCAGGTCACCTGCGTCGAGCTGACGCCGTACAACCCCGATCCCGCGGCCGGAGGTACGTTCTGATGCCAGTCCCACAGGGTTCCCGTTTCGCCGGTCTCCCGGTCTTCGAGGTCGCCGCGCCCGACGGCGGCCGCCGCCATGTCCTCGGTTTGCGGCTGCGCGCCACCGACAAGGCCAGTGGCGAGACGCACCAGGTGCGGCAGGGCGAGTCGATCGACCTGATCGCCCGGCGGCGGCTCGGCGACGAACAGCTGTGGTGGCGCGTTCTGGATGCCAACCCGTTGCGGTACCCGCTCGACCTGGCCCCCGGCGAGCAGTTGCGGCTGCCCGATCCGGGCCAGGCGACGCGGGCGAACAGGGCGAGGAGTTTCTAGATGACGGCTCCAGGACTGCCCGCACGGGTCCCGTACTTCTCGGTGGTGGTCGAGGGACACGACATCACCCCGTGGGTCACCTCGGTACAGGTCGTCGAGGACGACCGGCTCGCCGACAGCACCACGATCACCGTCAACGACCCCCGGATGATCTACGCGGACGCGCTCATGGAGGGCTGCGTCGCCGAGATCGATCTCGGGTACGCCGAACCCGGCCAGCACGCGTTGTTGCTGCGGGCGCTGATCACCAAGGTCGAGTTGACCTATCCGGAGAACGGCGTGCCCCAAGTGAAGATCAAGGGCGAGGACAAGTCCATCGAGATGGGCCTGGCCGAGAAGAAGAAGAACTGGACGAGCACGACCGTCAACGCACTCGTCAAGAAGATCGGCAAGCCGTATCACTTCGCCGACATCGTCGCCTCCCTCAACCCCGACCCGCGGGTCACCAGGGAGAACCAGGACGCCAAGACCGACCTCGCGTTCCTGCAGGACCTGGCCAAGAAGTACACGGCAAAGTGCTTCGTGGAGCTCAACGAGGATGAGGAAGAGGTGCTCTACTTCATCCCGGACCGCCGGATCCTGCACCTCAACCGCGCCGACACGCTGGTGCTGCGCTATCGGCAGGGGCTTGGCAGCAACCTGATGACCTTCAGCCCGGCCTTCGACGCGAGCTTCATCGACCGGGCCAAAGAGGTCAACGACATCGACGGCGGCGGCCAGGCCGTCAAAACCCCGCCGCAGCCACCGGTGGATGTGTTCATCTGGCAGCTCGCAGCCGACCTGGGCAGCCGTGCCAAACGCACCGACCTCGACCGGATCCACGCGCTGTACGAGGTCGGCGTACAGGCCCGGGAGAAGCTCCAGCAGGAACTGGCGGCGCCCAGGCCCACGACCGGGGCGGTCGCGGCGACCCAGCAGCAACTGGACGACGAGACCGGCGTGCTGGAATCACGGCGGCTCGGGATGTCCGCCACCGGCACCACCGTCGGCTCGATCTGGATGCGCGCCAAATGCAATGTCTCGATCACCGGGGTGCACGAGCGCTTCGCCGGTGACTGGTACGTCACCAGTGTCACCCACACGATCGACACGAGTGGTTACAAGACCGACTTCAAAGCCGTGCGGTGAGGGGGACTCGTGGCTGACCAGTATTTCGGCAAGTACAGCGGCATCGTCAAGGACAACAGGGACGCCGACAAACTCGGCATCCTCCAGGTCTCGGTGCCCACCATCTTCCCGGAGGACGAGCAGGTCCCCGCCCGGGCCGCCCTGCCCTACGGAATGTTCTTCGTACCTGAGAACGACACGCACATCTGGGTCGAGTTCGAAGGCGGCGACACCGCGGCCGCGCTGTGGACCGGGGTGCAACACATCGCCGGCACCTGGGCCGACGAGGCGGCGAAGAACCCGCCGACCGTACGCGCGTTCAAGACCGCCTCGGGGCACCTCCTGATCTTCGATGACACCGACGGCAGCGAGTCGATCGTCCTCACCGACGGCAAGAACGCCCACGAGCTGAAGTTCAACGCCGACGGGATCACGCTCACCGACGGCAAGAACAGCCACGTGATCACCTTGGACTCCAGTGGCATCAAGGTCACCGACGGAGAGAACCGGCACGAGATCGAGATGAGTTCGAGCGCCGTGAAGGTCAAGCACGGAGGCGGGGTGGCGAAGGTGACCCTGGAGGCCGCGTCGGTCAAGGCCGAGGCTGGGGCGTCCAAAGTGGAGCTCGGTGCGGCCACCGCGACCGTCGACGGCCCGGTGGTCATGCTCGGCGCCGGCGCCGCACCGGTCCTGCACCTGGGCGATCAGGGCATCGGCAACCTGGGCGCGCCGGTCCCGATCACCATCACCACCCAGACCAAAGTGCTGGCGTGAAGGGGCGGTCATGACTCTAGGCCCGGACAAGACGACCTGCGCGACGGAACTGCGCGAGGCGATGCGCGCCCAGCTCAACACCCTGATCCCCCCACTGGGCTCCAATGTGGACAACCCACAGGTGAAGCCCAACTTCGACGCCCTCGGCGACGGGGTGTGGCGGATCCTCACCCTGGACGCCGAGACGATCAGCGCCGCCGCGCAGGACCCGGTGTTCTGGGCCTTCATCGCTAACCTGCGGACCGAGATCGAGCAGCTGCGCGCCTTCGACGCCGGGCTCAAGACTGCCTTCGCGGCCTGGGATCCCACCCTTCCGGCCAGCGGCACCACGCTCAAAGCGGCGCTCGCCACGCTCGCTGTACCCGGCTCCACTCCGGCCGCGCCGGCCAGGCTGAACGGGAAGGTCCAATGACCACACTTCGGGGGATGTCCATGCCGTTCCGGGTCTCCGGCGGGCGCATCCGGCAGAGCACGGGACCGCAGAAGGTCGCCGACGACCTGCGGCACCTGCTGTCCACCAGGCTCGGTGAGCGCCTGCTGCGGCGCAGCTACGGCGGCGGGGTGCAGCACCGGCTCCAGCAGCCCAATGACCACACCCTGCGCACCCTGATCCGGCACGAGATCGAGCAGGCCCTGCGCAACCACCTGCCGCTGGCGCGCCTGACGAGCCCGATTCGCCTAACGCACAACGAATCCGAACTCACCGTCACCTTCGACTACGCCATCGACTCAAGTCAGCTGGCGCAGCGCGTGGCGCTCAAGCTGCCGAGGTCGTCATGAGCGAGGTACGCGGGATTCCCATCGACTACACCAATCTCGGGTACGAGGCGCTGCGCGAGTCGATGCTGTCCATCGCCCGCCAGACCCTGCCCGAGTGGACCGACCACTCCGAGAACGACCTGGGCGTCCTGCTGATCGAACTGTTCGCGTACGCCAGCGACATCACCTTGTACTACCAGTCGAGGATCGCAGCGCAGCTGTTCCCGGCGACCAGCGACGAGCCGGAGTCGCTGGTGCAGTTGCTGCGGCTGCTGGGGTACGAGCTCCGGTCTGCCCCGCCGTCCACTGTGGAGCTCTCGGTTGCGGTGGACGCCGCGCAGGTGCTGCCGCTGACGATTCCGGCAGGCACGGCGTTCCTGGCCCAGACCAACACCGATGAGCGAGAGCAGTTCGAGTCCGTCCGGGACGTCACGATCACCGCGGCGGGGCTCGGGCCGGTGGTGGAGGAGAATTTGCGCTGGTTCCTGCCGATCAGCGCGGTCGAGGGCCGCACCGTCACCGGGGAGCTTCTCGGGATCTCCGACGGGAGCCCCAACCAGCTCTACAAACTCGGTGAACGCCCGGTCATCAGCGGCTCGATCAGGGTCACGGTGAACGGTCCGGGCAGTGCGACGCTCTGGCGCGAGGTGCGTTCGCTGGCCACCGCCGGCCCGGTGCAGCGCTGCTTCATGGTCCAGCGTGGCGTGGACGGCGGTGTGACACTGCTGTTCGGCGACGGCGTCAACGGCGCGGTCCCGCCCAAGGGCAGCGCCCTCGACCAGGTCGAGGTGCTGGCGACGTACCGGGTTGGCGGCGGGCCGCAGGGCAACGTGCCGCCGGGTACGACCTTCACCTCCTCGATCAGCGCGTTGCGCGAGATCCTCGCCGCGGCCGGGGGCAGTGGCGGAGCCGGGGCCGAGAGCATCGAGAGCGCCCGCGATCTGGCCCCGCGCCTGTACCGCGCGCAGGATCGGGCGGTCACCGCCGACGACTACGTCGAGCTGGCCCTGCGTACGCCGGGGGTCGGCAAGGCCCGAGCCGTCGCACTGAACTGGAACGACGTGCTGCTGTACGTCGCGCCCAGCGGCCGGGTCGAGCAGCCGTCGGAGTTGCTGCGCCGGGATCTGCTGGCCGCTTTCGAGCTGTCCCGGATGGCCACCAGCGTGTTGCGGGTCCTTGGCCCCGAACCGGCTGACATCTACCTCAAGGCCGTTGTGCGCGCCGAACCGTACTACCTCCAGGAGGACGTGCGCGCGGCGGTGACCGAGGCCGCGGCGGGGCTGATCGCCTTCGACCGCGTCGAGTTCGGTGAGCCGATCTATCTGAGCCGCCTGTACGACGCCTTGCAGAGTCTGCCGCAGGTCGCCTCGCTGACGGTGACGCAGTTCAGCCGGACGCAGGATGGCGGGGTCGACGCCGACGGGGTCATCGAGCTGGAGCCCTTCGAGCTGGCCCGGGCTGGTTATGCCGAGATGATCCGGCTTGTGATCGGGGGTGGGGTCGCGAGATGAGTCCGGTGACCGTCAGCAGAGCCCCCGGCCAGGTACGCGCCGTATCCCGTTTGCTCGGCAGGGGGATCGAGCTGACGTGGGTGAACCCCCCGGTGTCGGCGTTCGAGGGCGGCTTCCTCCTGGGTACCCGCGTGGTGCGCCGCGAACGCACCTTCCCCTTGGACCCAGGCGACGGCGAACTCGTCTACGACGACGCCGGCCCGGTCGTCGACCGGTTCACCGACACCGGCCTGACTCCGCTGACCCGCTACTACTACACGGTTTTCGCGTACGACGGCTCCGGCTACCACTCCGGCGAGGGCTCCCGCGCCAGTGCGCTGGCCACCGACGACTACGGCCTCGCCGAACGCCTCTACCGGCTCCTGCCGGCCGTGCACCAGCGCGAGGACCGTCCACTGAGGCCGGACGAGGTGCACGCCCTCGATCCGCGGGTGCAGGAAGGGCTGCGGATCCTGCCACCGGACCTGCGGGGCACCGGTCAACTGCGCCGCTTCCTCGCCGCGGCGACCGCGCCTGTGGCGTTGATGCGCAGTACGGCCGAGGCACTGCGGCAGCTCCACGACATCGACCGCGTGCCACCGGAATACCTCTCCCTGCTAGCGGCGTTCCTCGACTGGCGCACCGACCGGACCTTGCCGGTCTACTCACAGCGCAACGAGGTGCGGGCCGCTCCGCAGCTCTACCGCACCGTCGGGAGCATCCCAAACCTGCGGTCCATCGTGACCCGCTACACCGGCTGGCAGGTCAAGGTCGCCGAGTACGCGCAGCACATCAACCGTTCGCATCAGGCCCCGCAGCAGAACGTGTTCGCGCTGCGGGAGACCGGCGCCGGCTGGTTCCCGGCGTCCGATGCCGGCGACTTGCTGGGTTTCGCGCCGCCCAACACCGGCGCCGGACTGTCCACAGTGACCGGTACGACCACGGGGCCGTTCGCGCTCGCCCCCAGCATGGAGCTGACGGTCGGTACGGACGGTGCCGGGCCGGTCACCGCCCGCTTCGCCCGCAAGGACGCGGTGAACCTGGCTGCGGCCACCACCGCGGAGGTCGCTGCGGCGTTGAACCGGCAGTTCATCGACCTGACGGCAACCGCCCTGCCCGGCGGACAACTGCGTCTGGACGCGCACGGCGGCACCCTGCGGGTCGAGACCCCTGGATCGAGCCTGGTCACCCTCGACGGTGCCCCGCGCGGACGGCTCTCGGTCGTACTGGCCGACGCCTCGGCGTTCTGGGTGTTCCACACCGCCGCCGACCCGCTCGGCCCCGTCGAGGACCGCGCCGCCCGCCGCGCGGTCTCCGGGCACGCGTTCCCCAGGCCCCCAGTGCCCGGTGAACTCGGCGTGCCCGCCAACGTCCTGGACGCGTCCCCGTGGCTCCCGGCCGAACCGGTCGGGCAGATCCAGGTCAAGCCGTACCGGGGCGGACAGTGGGGCGACTCAATGCCGCTGTTCCCCGGCGGCGAACCGGCCGCGGCGGCCCTGCCGCCGGCAGGACCCGGACTGCCCGGCCGGATCCTGCTCACCTGGGTCCAGCGGCCCGGTACGCCGGAGTCCCGAATTCTGTTCAGCCTCGGCGTGACACGCCAGCCGAGCCCGGCGGTGCTCACCGGCCAGAACGGAACCCCGTTCCCGATCCCGCACGGCTCCTTCCTGCTCGTACGCGACGGCGGCGGGCGGGCCCGCGCCGCCCAGTTCGCCCGCACGGACTTCACCGACCCCGACGCCCCGGGCATCGGCGACGTCGTCAACGTCCTCAACACCCGCCTCGCCGGGCTGCTGACCGCCTCGGCCGCCCCCGGCGGAGCACTGCGGCTGACCTCCGCCCTCACCGGCGGCGCCGCCCGCCTCGAAGTGGACCTGAGGAACTCCACGGCCGCCGTGGCCCTCGGTTTCGGCCCGGACAACAACGTCGCGACCGGTGACTGGGGCGACCAGATCGATTGGGGTGCGGCGCAACCGCTGTCCGCCGTGGCCCCCGGACGCCTCGCCGACCTGGCCGCGACCCCTGATGACACGGTCGGCGCCGTCCGATTGGCGTACGCGAGGCACGACGGCTCCGCCTGGCAGGTACGCACCATCCGCTTCGACGGCGCGGCCTGGACCGGCGACGAGGCGCTCACCACCGGACCGCTGTCCAGCCGCGAACCGAGCCTCGGCCGCGACCCCGACGGCCGGATCTGGGCCGTGTGGGCCCGCCAGGGCGCCGTCGGCGCCGCCGGATGGTCTCTGCGGCAACGGAACCGGCCCGCCGCCGGGGTATGGAGCGCCGAGGCGGCGCTGACCCCCGCGCCCGCGCCGGCCATCGCCGGGGACCGCGAGCCGGGGCTGACCGTACGCCCAGGGCTCACCCCACGCGTGTTCTTCCGCACCGACCGCAACGGCGGCGCCGACCTGTGGTCCATCCCCATTGGCGGTCCCGCCGCCGAGGTCACCACCGGAGCGCCAGGGGACACCTGGCCCGCGCCCGTCACCGTCGGCGGCTCGCAATGGCTCCTGCACCGCAGTGACCGTTCCGTCGGCCACGCCGCCGTCGGCGGTGCGGGTGCTCAGGACACCGGAACTCTGCGCCGGTACGCCGGGTCGACCACCGTCGTACTCGGCGACATCGACCGCCTGCGACGGCTGCGGACCTGGGACGACCTCGTCTCGTACACGCCACACCGGCCCGCCGGGGAGACCGCCACCGACCCGCTCCGCGAGGAAGAGGTCTACACCCGCGGCACCATCGGCCTCTACCTCACCCAGGCCGTCTCCGGGCTCCTCGACGACAGCATGGCCGAACGCCTGCGCGCCGTACTGCGCCGCTTCCTACCCATCAACGTCCGGGCCGTGGTCTGGCTCGCCCCCCGCGCCGAGCTCGAATACGTCTACCCGGCCGCGGCGGACCTGACCGACACGTACCTGGACAAACACCCCGACATCGACCATCTCACGGTCACCGAGGGCCTCAACACGGTCTTGCTGCGCGGTTGGGGGGTCATCGGAAGCGCGGCGCTGTCCACCCCGCCACCGGCCGATCCCGAGGCCACCGGGATCACCGCCGACTCCGCCGACCTGACCAGCTTGCGCTGGCGCTCCCACCACCCACCGCTCCAGTGACCAGGAGAAACAGCATGAATCTCGATGACAACGCCGAACACCCGGCAGGCGGGCTGTACGGCCAGTTCCGGGACGTCCTCTACGACGCCGAAGGCGGGCGCGTGTGGGACCGCGGCTGGGTGCGCAACACGATCGTGGCCGACTGCCGCCGCCTGCTCGCCGGATACGTACGCGGCACGCCCACCGCCGCTGAGGCCGTCTTCGGGCTCGCCGTCGGTGCCGGACTCGGCGCGTGGGACACCAGCGGCCCACCGCAGCCCTCGCCGAACCAGGCCGCTCTCGTCGACACCCACCAGCACCTGGTGCCGCGGGCGCAGCTCCAGTTGGAGTACATCAACCCGGCCAACGGCACCATCTCCGCGCAGCCCACCGGGACCCTCCAGCTCAAGGCTGTGCTCGGGCCGGGTGTGCCGACCTGGCCGGACATCGACCACCCCACCAGCACCCTCCGCGAGTTCGGCCTGGTCGCCAAGCTCAACGGCACCCAGATCCTGATCAACTACCGCACCCATCCCGCCATCGCCAAAGACCCCGCCAGCACGCTCGAGCGGACCATCTGGCTGGTGTTCTAAGACCCGCAAGGAGCCGACTTCATGGCCACCATCACGCCGAGCACCTTCGATCCGCTGCTCGCGCACGTCAACGTCCGGCTCCAGCAGGGCGTGCCCATTGTGGACGCCGACTGGAACCTGCTGGACGACATCCGCAAGTTCGAGCTGCGCGCCTTCCTCAAGTGGTACGTGGGCGACGGCGTGCCCGACGGGAACGACGGATTCAAGATCACCGGCGGGCCGTCCAACGACTTCACCATCCGGGCGGGCACGCAGGGGCCGCCAGGCAGCCTGCCCAATCAGGAGACCGCACTCCGGCAGGTAGGACGGTACATTGTGGACGGTCTGGATGTTGTTCTGCGGAAGGACCTGGCGTTCACCGCGCAACCGCTGCACCAGAGTCAGCCGGGCTCGGCGGCCCTGTCCGCCAAACTCGGGGTGCCGGTCATCGCGCCGCTGACCACTCCAGCGTCCGACCACCGGGTCATCGTGGAACTCGACGTGTGGGAGCGCTTGCTCACTCCCGATGAGGAACCGGCGCTGGTACACGCAGGACTGGGCGTGGAGACCTGCGCCCGGACCCGTCGCGAATGGGTGGTCCGGGCCTACCCCGAGTCCGCACCCGGCACTCACCTGGCTGGTCATTCGTACACGACTCTTGCGCTCCTGCTGCGCTTCAACGGGCAGCCCGTCACCTCTGACGGGCAGATCATCGACCGCCGTCAGCGACGACTGCTGGTGCCCCCGGCGAACCTGGTCACCGACATGCTCGGAGTGGACCCGTACGAATACCGCGCCGGGCAGGGCCGCCCGCCGATCAGCATCCGCGAGGCCGTCAACGCGCTCCTGGCCGGGCAACTGCCCACCACCGCGGACCTGTCGGTGTCCCCTGGCCCCGGCTCGGACACCATCCGCCGCGCCTTCGTCCTGGACTCCCAGAACGGGCTCGCCGCGTTCTGGATCTCCCCGCGCGTGGGCAGCGTCAACCAGATCTTCGGCACCAGACTCGACCTGGCCACGCCCGAGGCGGGATTCGCCCCCGAGGTCGCCGTGACCAGCGGCACCACCCACGTCGAACCGACCGCGGTGCCGCTGCCCAACGGCGAGTTCCTCGTCGCGTACCAGAACGGGCTGCTCAGCAGCGCCGCCACCGACGTCGTCTTCAAACGCGCGACCCTCGCCGGCCTGCCCGGCGCGGCCGAGCAGACCCTGTCGGCTACCGCCGGAACGGCCGACGAGACGCCCTTCGGAGTGCTCGCCGGGGACATCGTCACGTTCTTCGTACGACAGGCCGCCACGAACACGTGGTTTTTCCGCCGCTACCGCCACACCGACAGCACCTTTGTGGACGCCATCCCCGTGGCGCTCCCCGCGCCTGCCGCCGCGGGCGTCGCCGGTGGGCTGCACGCGTCCGCCTCCGGGGGAGTGGTGTGGTTCGCGTACGTGACCACCGCCGGGAACACGATGACGCTCGCCAGGCTGACGCCCACCGCACCGGCGGCCTCGGCCGTCGACCACATCATCGCCTCGCCGCTGGCCGGGGCCGACCCCTTCGTGGTCGGCGTCAGCGCCACCGAGGCGATGGTCTTCTACAAGGACACCCAGATCAAAGTGGTCAACGCCCTCGGGGGCACCTGGCAGACCGGCTTGATCGACCCCATCGTCGGTAGCGACACCGACACCCAGCCCGCCGCGGCCAGGGACGCCAACGGCACCTGCTTCCTGCTGGCCACCCGGCCGGTCTCGGGCGCGGGCAACGAGGTGTTCCTGCGCAGACGCGATCCGGCGACGCGGGTCTGGGGCTCGGCGCAACAGGTCATCTCCAACCCCTCCAACGACCAGAACCCTCACCCGGTCCTCGTGCCAGGGCAGGGGATCTGGGTCCTGTGGCGCAGCGACCGGCCGGGTGCCGGGAACTTCGACCTCTTCGCCAAACGGATCGTCACCGCCATCTAGCCCACTCGAAAGGCCACACCATGCCTGCCATCTCTCCGAACACCTCGGCATCCCTGAGCTACAGCATCACGGGCTCCAAGGCGTTCGTGGTCAACTCCTTGCTTGACTTCAACGCAGTACCGCGCACCTGCACCATCACGTACCCGGACCCAGTTCCGGCCGGGCTGGCCATCGTGCTCACCCGCGTCTCCGACGGCGAGTCCATCGACCTCGCCGCGCAGCCCGACGACACGGTGAACAGCACCGACATCGGGGACACCGACCCGGCAGGCGACAACCACCGCGACGTCACCGTGCACCGCACCCCCGGCGTGGGGACCATCGCGCTCAACTGCAACATCCAGGACCCGTCCGAGATCGGCGTCCTCGATGAGCACTACGAGCTGAAGGTCTCGGCGACCACCGCGGTCAACTGGACCTACGCGGTGGACAACCCCTTCAACTCCAACGTGATCCGGCTCGTGTGCGACCCGGTGGCCGGGTACGCCAGCCTGCCGCCGAGCCTGCTGGAGAAGGAGCTGCTGACGGTCACCGCGCAGGGCGCGGGTGGGCCGCTGCTGACCCCGACCGTCGTACGCAACACCAACCCGGCGAACGGGCTCGTCCTGCCCGCTCCGGTGCCGACCTACAAGTTCGACCACGAGGGCTTGATCGCGATCCACGGCCTGCCCTCCGCCGCCGGTACGAGCCAGACGTACCAGCTGGTCGACAACTTCGCCAACCCGGTGCCGCTGCCGGGCGTGTACGCGGCGACGCCGGTGACGTTCACCGTCGATACGGTCTACCCAGGCATCGGTGGCCCCGCGTTCCTGACCGGGCACGGCACCGGTGCGACCGCGATCCACTCCCGGCCGCAGCGGGTCCAGCTTGTCCTGGACCGCTCCGGCAGCATGGGCCTCGAAAACCGCTGGGACAACGCCAAGACCGCAGCACGGATCTTCATCAACTTCTTCGGCGAGTTCCGCGGCGGTGTCAACAACGGTGACCGGATCGGCGTCACCGTCTTCGAGGACAACAACTGCGCGTTCCGCAACTCCGGTCCGGCCGGGCCCCCGCAGATCACCGACATCGTGCCCCTCGACACGCCCGCGGCGGTCGCCGGGAGCGACCTGAGCGGGCCGGTCTTCGGTCTTCCTGGGGGCTGCACGCCCATCGGCGACGGCCTGTTCTTCGGCCTGAAGAAGCTGCAGGCGCTCGACGGGGGTGTCTTCCCCGCGAACGTGCAGTTCACCGTCGTACTGCTCACCGACGGCGATGAGAACGCCGGGACCATCAAGATCGGCCCGGGCGCCGAGCCGGGCAACCCGAAGAGCTGGGCGGTGGCCAAGGCGGATCCGGACATCAGCGCGATCACCGCGGCCTCCACGGATCTGAACCTCTTCACCATCGGTTTGGGTTCGGCCCCGAACCACGCGGTGCTCAACAGTCTGGTGGCCGCCGGGCACTTCGCCGCGGCGTTCACGGTCGGGACGCTCATCGACCAGTTCGCGACGATGTTCTCGCTGTCGCAGGAGGCCAACAAGCTGGGTACCGTCGTCACCGCTCCGGTCGGGCCCACCACCGCCAACGCGGTGTACTTCCAGACCAGCAGCGCGCAGCGCTTCGGCGTCGCGTTGCTGAAGACCTTCGCCCCGGCGACCGTCATCGACGGCATCGAGATCGCCCGCTACGACGGCACGACGTACCAGGTCGAGAATATCGTGCCCGCGGAGTTCGAAGGGCACTTCTACCTCGGAGTACCCGACGCCACCGCGTTCGGCGGGGGCACGGCGACCTGGCGGGTCCAGCGCTTCAACGGCGCGACCGCCCAGCCGATCACCCTGGAGGACGTGTTCGCGTTCGAGGACCTGCATGTGAAGTCCTCCCTGGCGATGGACAAGAAGGACTACCTCACCGGCGAGGAGATGCAGCTCGCCGTCGAGATCCGGCACGACTTCGCGCCGGTGCGCGGCGCGACCGTAAGCGCCGTACTCGACGCGCCTGAGGAGGGCATTGGCACGCTCCTGGCCGGCCTCGACCCGGACGACGTGGCGCGGCAGCAGCGGCGGAACCGAGACGGGAAGGACCGGCCGCGAGGCAGGGCCGCGTTGATCGAAGCGGTGCAGGAGAAGTACGACTGGGACGGCATGCCCCGCTGCAGCCGCGGACCCGGGCTGTTCATCGACGGCACGGACCTCCTGCACGACGTGAACGGCGACGGCATCTACACCAACACCTTCGCGAAGGTGACCAAGGAAGGCGTATACAACTGGACGCTGTTCGCATCCGGCAACGACTCCAATGGCAACCCGTTCAGCCACCGCCACGACAGGTCGACCCTCGCTGCGATCAGCGTCAGCCGCAAGTCGACCACAATCCGCAAGGAGACCCTGAAGGACTTCCCGCCCTCGTACACCGCGGTGAAGATCACCATCACCCCGCAGGACGACTTCAAAGAGAAGCTCGGCCCCGGCTTCGACGGCACGGTGATCTGGGCCGTACGCGACGACGGCGTGTTCGAGCATGTGCAGAAGCAGGAGCCGGCACCGGTCAACACCGACGGCACCTACACCCGCACGGTGGTGTTCAAGCGCGGTGAGCGGCCGACGGTACGGGTCTCTGTGAACGGCGTGATCCTGCCGAAGATCTACCTCACCCACACCCGGCCGCCCCACGAGACCCCGGACCCGGAGACCAAGGCGTGACCTCGGGGCCGTGCGGATGAACGGGCGCCCGGCCGCGGTCCTCGGCGGAGACAATGCGACCACCGGCCTGGGATCGGGCGCCGACCGTACCCGGTAGGAACGGGTGGCATCGCTTCGGCGGTGCCACCCGTCGTCAGGTCCCAGCTCGCCTCTCATCTCGGTCGCTCCGGCTGGACGGGTGAGACGCCGCCGGGACGTACTACGCCGAAGGTCCATTTTGGACCGATAGCTGCTGGCGAGATCGTGCAGAACTCCCGAATCTCGGACGAGTGTTCGAGGGGGCCGGCTTCGACCTGGCCCGCAGCGGGCAGAGCGAATAGAGTGATCAGCGCCCTGTGGCCCGCCGCCCGCCGAATTCATCGGTATTTCATCGCGCACCGCTAACGTTGGCACGACGCTTCCACAAGTCGAGTTTGGGGGAAGAATGTTCGTGACGGCAAAGAGGATCCTGGCCGCCGTTGCGGCCTTACCGCTGCTGGTCAGCCTCGCCGGCACGGCTCAGGTCGGTAAGCTGGCGCGCAAACAGTCCACGTTGTCGACGTGGCACAGCATGTGCATGGCCAAACTGCGCCTGCGGACCGGTCAGTCACCGGCACCGCGGCGGCGTCCGCCACGGTGACGGGTGGCAGAACGTGGCTCAGGATGCCCTGCGAGATGTCCAGCCCGACGACCGTGGATCCGGGCGCTGCGAACGGATTCGCGTGACGTACTTGCCGTTCCCTCAGCCAACGTCCAGGAGCGCACCGGGAACGTCCGGTGTGGTCGGCGATGACCAGACACCCGCACGGTCCGGCGAGGTTGGAAGGGGTGGCCGCCATGGGGCGGCCACCCGCCTCACCCACCGATCCGCAGGAGACGAGGCACGCGCGACCGACGCGAGCGCAGCGGCTCGCGCAGGACGCCGCCGACGCTGCGGAGGTCCGCAAGTACCAAACCCACCCCGATGTGGTCGCGTTGCGCGTCGAGCGTGTCCGTACCCAAGTCGACCGGCTCTGTTGGGCGGGCATCGTCCTCGGTCTGGCGTTCACGATGACCAATGTGCAGTGGTTCGCCGCCGCCGGCTCGTCGCCGTGGTCGCTGCCGTGGCTCGCCGCGTGGCTGCTGGACCCGACCGTTTCCTTGGTGCTGCTGGCGATCCTTCGAGCCGAGCAGGTCACCGCGCGCTATCGGGTCCACACCGGACAGTGGGCGCGGGCGGCAAATGGGCGCGCTCGGATGCCGCTCCGAGCGTAACCGCATCACCGGCAAGGACGGCCGCACACGGCAGGTTCGCGGCTACTTCACCGCCGACATCCGGGCTGCCGTCGACGCCTGCCGCGCCGGCAGCGGAGCCGACGTCCTCAACGCCGAGATAATCGAGGACGACCTGTAACGCGGTCGGGTGCGCAAACAACACTCTCAACAGGTCAAGATCAGCACACCCCACAGCGTGACCAACTAATCGTCCGTGACCACTCCTTCATTACACTTGGTAATCGGGGTAAATCACGCTAAATCGCAATCCGCTCATTCTGTTGGTCTATCGCAGTTTTAGACAATTAAGCCCTATGGTGAAGGTCATATGACTGATTACCGCTTGAGTTGAGAACAGGGAAGGCATCTGACGTGCCGACACCCTGTTGCGGGATGGATGCTCGGTGGCGGCGATGGCCGGGTCGTGGGCGAAGCCTGGGTGTGGCTGTGGCCGCGCCGGCACTGGCAACCATGTCCGATGCCAACGCGACGCCGAGACTCCTCAGTCGTCTCCATGACATCGCATGATGTCGCCGTGTGTTAAGGAAAGCAGTAGGAGGAACTGGCATGAACCTTGTAAGGGC